GTTTTCCTCGGGATGGCGTGGACTAATCACACGACGTCGCGAGGAATTCTGTTTATGGGTTTAAGAAGTTTTCGTGCACATGGTTTGCGTGAATTCAAGCTGTGCATGGATCAAGGTGGTCCTTCTCGTAAACTGGTACAAATTCATCGGGGAACACACCACCCTCAAACCCGAGCGGAACGCCAAAGCGTTCAGAGGATTTGACGATGAAGTCGGTGAACCTGAGGGCTTCGGGTGTGTCAGCGTAGCGGTTCTCATATAGGAGGCTGCTGAGAACGTCGCTGTCGGGGATCTTGCCAGAGTTGATCATCTTAGACACCGATTTGGCCCCGTTGAGGAATTGATAGCGGCCATCACGGGTGTATGTGCGGGAGCACCAGGTGGGGTTCTCGTCGTGGTTGATGCAATGGTACGCAGTGCCATCGTCGTTGGGAGAGCGCATTTGGTAACCCAAACTAGTGTCATCAGGCTTTAGCCCGCGAAGGGTGATCTCGATGCAGTCATCACCGTTGGCAATCGGTCGAACTACAGGGAGCCTCTCATGTGCGAGACGAACCCTCTCACATGTGTTGGTGTGGGTGGTGGAGAGGTGACCGGTTTGGTTCACACCGCGCACGCGCTGGGCGTAGACACAGTCGCCAACAATGTATAGTGGGGTTGCCGCGATGAGGTTGTGCTTGGCCACAAGCTCGGCGAACTCAAGAACTAGTGGAGTGCGGCCATGTTCGAGAACATAGTGCCGCTGGCGCCGGAGGGCGTCAAAATAGTACCCCGCCCCGGTGAACGACCAATCGAAGCCACTAACGTCAGTCAGGATCATAACAACGTCGTCAACTCCACAGTTCTGGGTGCGGCATAGGTCAGCGATGTACCCGTCGATGAGAGTCTCGATGCCTTCCACTCCAACATCGTCGGAGCCGGTGCCGACGGTGGTGTAGGCGGTTGGTAGGAGCCCGTTATCCTCAACATCGTGTTGGTACGCGTCGACATAGGCATCATTCAGGGGCTTGTGGAGCACGCGAGCGATAACCTCGTCGATGACGCATTGAACAAGTATGCTCCGCCACCGCGGATTTGGCAACTTTCCGCCTTGCTTGTCAAAGACCTTCTTCTTTGCGTGACTCTCGTCCTTGATGTTCGGCGTAGTGGGCGAACGCAGGCCCAAGTGGTACAGTTGCTCAGCGGTGAGAGAACTGAGGATTTTCCAATCAGTGTCCCGCATGAGCATGAGACGTGCGAATGCCAGCGCGGCAAGCTCACT